AATGGAGTGCTGACGGAACAACCGCCAACACAGTAGTTTATGAAATTCCTGTGTTGGATGGATTTTCATTCAGTCAGGGAACAAATACGACAGAAGTAACTTTGAATGAAGCAGCAGGCGCATCTGGGTACAGTAAGAGAGGTAGAGCAATGTTTACCGATTCTTTCGCACCAGCAGAATGGAGCTTTAGCACCTACATGAGACCTACAACTTCAGCAGCTGGTTCAGTTGCAGCAGATGCAGGACTACATGCCGGAGCAGCTAAAAAGTTTGCAGTAGAAGGCCCACTATGGGCTGCTATGGGCGCTGAAACTTATATGGGTGCAGTTGGTGAATCAGGAACATTTAATCCTGCAACTCACGAACCTAACGCATTTGATTTCGCAAGTTCAAACAAAGTAACAATCGGAGTATTTGACCTATTCTTTGTTCTTGGTGCTTCCAAGGATACTGAGGGTACAACATTTACAACAGGTACAGATGGAGTAACCGTCTATAAGCTAGCAGACTGTTCAGTCGGTTCTGCTACAATCGATTTCGATATCGATGGTATTGCACAGGTAGCCTGGTCTGGAAATGGAAAAACAATCGAAGAAACAGCTTCTTTAGTAACAACTGGTGGTGGTGAAACTACTCTCGGTTTAATTAATGAAGGGATTTCCTCATCAAGCAACTATATTAGACAAAAGTTAACAGATTTAACAATTGTGTATGACGCTTCAGAGACTACCGGAACTACTGGTACTCTAGGAGACTCAGACATTACATTTGCTGTAACTTTGACTGGTGGTAGCATAAGTATTGAGAATAATCTTAATTACTTAACGCCAGAAACACTTGGTAGTGTTAACACGCCTTTAGGGCATGTAACAGGTACTAGGTCAATTTCTGGAAACTTCACTTGTTACTTGAACGATGTAGCAAACGGGTCATTAGACTTATTTGAGAAACTTCAAGAATCAAGAGGAGTTATTACTAACGCGTTCGCCTTAACCTTTGGAATAGGCGGAGGTAGTAGTACCCCAAGATGTTCAGTAGCTTTACCAAAAGCACATTTAGAACTACCTTCACATAGTATTGAAGATGTAGTATCAGTAGATGTAGCTTTCCACGGATTAGCATCTGATATGTCATCTGCTACAGCAGCTGATGCAACAAATGAAGTGAGTGTGACTTACACCTCATAATATAAACTAGAGTGAGTGAGGGCTCCAATCCTCACTCATTCACTTTTGGAGAATAAAATTGGAAAATAAAGAAGTAGTACAAGAATTAAAAAAAGAACCAATATCGCTTAAGAGCTTACTTGCTCCTAGCAAAACCGTAGAATTTGATTATCCTGGGATGGAAGATTTCAAAGTTAAACTAACTTATCTTGCAAGAGAAGAGTTATTAAAATTACGTAATAAATGCGTAACTAATAAGTTTAATAAGAAAACTAGAGCATACGAAGAAGAATTCGATGCAGATAAATTCCTACCTCAGTATATATCCGCAGTTATAAAAAACTGGACTGGACTGAAGTATAAATACTTAGAAGAGCTTCTATTAGTTGATACATCAGGAGTCGATGGAAATGATTGCTTAGAATTTACACAAGATAATTGTGAAGTTTTAATGAAAAATTCAAACGATTTCGATACATGGGTAACTGAACAAGTTGGTGATTTAGAAAATTTTACAGAACGCAAGTAACATTACTACTTGCGGAGTTAGAAAGATTTTTTAAAAACGACATAGACTTAGATAAGTATTTAAAAGTCTGTGAACAACTGGGACAAGAACCCGACCCTAATAAGATGCCTCCCTCTCGTGGCGAATTGCCCTACGAGGTGCAGATAGCATTTTCAATTCATGATATGTTACCTGACAGATGGGATGGAATGTCTGGGTCTTATTTTGGAAAAGATTTATCAGCACTAGGAACAATAATAGATATATACGAAGTTGAAGACAAGAAACAATGTGTTTTTTGGCTAAAAAACATCGAAGCTCTCAATAGTCGTTCAATAAACGATAGAATGACACAAGAGAGAAAGCAGCGTAAAAAATAATGGCAGGAAAGAAAAGAGATGGCGGTTCGGTTAAAGTTAAAATTACTGATGATGGTTCATTAAAGAATCTAGGTAAAAACGCGAAGAAGGCTGGAAAACAGGTAGGTTCAGTTGCAAAGAGTGTACAAGAAAGCGACAGAAGACTAAAATCTTTATCTGGTCAAACATCAAACTCAACAAAAGCATTTTCAAAACAAGCCCAAACTATTGGTGGGGGACTTGTGCCTATTTATGCAACAATCGCTGCGCAGGTATTCGCCGTTTCAGCAGCATTTAGATTTTTACAAGACGCAATGGAAACTAGAAATATGGTAGAAGGCCAGAAAGCTTTTGGTGCTATAACTGGTAACGCATTTCAAACTGTAACTGTAGCCGTTCAAAAAGCAACTGCAAATATGCTATCATTTAAAGAAGCAGCATCCGCTGTTGCGATTGGTACTGCCGCAGGGTTGACTAGAGGACAACTAGAAGATTTAGGTACTGTAGCAAAAAATGCATCATTAGCTCTTGGTAGAGATTTAACAGATGCCTTTAACAGATTAATAAGAGGTGTGACGAAAGCAGAGCCCGAATTATTAGATGAATTAGGTATTATATTAAGACTAGAGCCTGCAACAGAAAAATATGCTGTAGCGATAGGTAAAGCAAGAACAGAATTAACAGCTTTTGAAAGATCACAAGCTGTAGCTAATGAAGTACTAGAACAAGGTATGACTAAATTTGGTAGAATTACTCAAATAATGGATGAAGAGGCTTTTGTACTTGGACAGTTTGCAAAAGAGTTTGACGACTTAACAAAAGTAATTAAATTAAACGTTGCAGATGTTTTAATTCCAATTCTTGGATTTTTAAAAGATAATATCTACTCTTTAATTGGTGTATTTGGATTATTAGCAGCACCTATCATTAGTCAAATAATTCCAGATTTTGGAAGACTAGGAAGAATGTTTGATAAAGTAGCAACTTCCTCAAAAGCCATGGCAGTACAAAGTGCAGCAGACATGAAACTGATGTCTGGTTTAAAAAGCGGCGGCGACATTGGAAAAGCAGCACAAAAAGACTTTACAGCTAGTGGAAGAAGTGGAATCCAAGCCATGTTAGCTGGACAAGATATGACTGGACAGAGTGCTACTTTACAAAAAGCTGCTCAAGGAAAGAAACTAAATGCAAAAGAACTCGGTGTTTTAAAAAGACATTTAAAACAGAAAAATAATCTAATAGGAAACTTTGAGAAGGGTAGAAAAATAGAATTTGATAGATATATAAAACATCAAGAACTTGGATTAAAAGGTAGTATGACAAAAGCCAAGTTAGAATATAAACAATTAGGTTTAGCTACAAATAAATATTTTGCAACCACAAAAGTGTACGGAGGTAATTTCTTTTCAGGTATAGCTTCTGGTGCAGCATTTGCAGGTAGAGCACTTACAAAACTATTAGGTCTTTTTGGTTATCTAAGTGTATTTGTTATTGCGTTTCAAGCAATAAAAAGTTTTTTTGGAAAAAACGACGTATTAACTGCAGCAGAACAACAAACAAAAGATTTTACAGAAGAATTAAAGCTACTCAACGAAGAGCTAGAAAGAATGTTAATGGTTAGAAATGAAGGACTATTAACAGGAGGATCAGGCTTCTTAGAACAGATGTCAAATTCATTAAAAACAGGTGATTTAATGTCTTTAATAAAAGATTTCAATAGAGAAACGCTTGATAATGGAGGAGTAAGAGGAGAGACTAAAGATAGATTCTTACGTATGGCGCATAATTTAGAAAAATTAGTACCAGGAATGAAAACTGCAGGAAAAGAAGGAACAAGTTTATCAGATACTTTTGAAAATGCAATAGAAAACATAGGTACTATAGACTTATCTAAAAAGAATCCTTTTTTAAGGTTGGCAAATGATATTATGGCAGCCGGCCAGTCTTTAGCTCAATTTAATGCACAAATGCAAGAATTAGATAAACAAAAATTATCAATCGTAACAGGAGCAAAAGCTAGACCTTTCTCAAAAATGATTGACTCTATAAATTCAGCTACAGGTAAAAGTGGCTCTTTAGGCTCAAATGCTTTAGATCAAGAAAAAATGGCATTAAATACAGCAAAAGAGTTTCTTGAGTCAAGAAAAGCATATAGAGATATGTTAAAGAGTCTGTTAAATGATGAAGGCCAAGGAACAACTTTCTTTGCTAGAAAACAAGCAGCGGGTATGACACGTGAAAATACAGGTCAGTCAAAGAAAGAAAGTGTAGGTAAATTTAACCAAGGTTTAGTAGATCAGATTGAAGGATTAGCAGCAGGCTCTCAAGGACTAGATGTTATAAATAATGCTCTTGGTACCAACTTTGAAGATGCTGCAGAAGCTATGGAACATGTTAGAAACGAAATAGGTGGTAGTAAAGATGGCAAAGGCGGTCTAGTTGAAGTTGGGGATAGATTACGAGATGTATACAATGATATATTTGGAAAACTAGGACTAGAAAACGTAGAACAATTAAACAATTTATTAGAGGAAGAAACAGAACAACTCAAGGCTTCAGCAGAGTCTCATCAAGATAAAATAGACCTATCAAAACAAGAGTTAAAAATTAAAACATTCTTACAAACTGAAAATGATAAAATGTTCAAGTTATCTGAAAAGAACCACCAATTAGCACTAGACAACTTAGACTTATCAGTAAAAGCAGGTGCAGACGAAATAAGACGTGGAACTTATGAGCTAGAGAATAGAAAAGAAATAAATAAACTTGAAAGAGCTCGTTCCGATTTAAGAACTTCAAGATTTATAATGGAAATAAGTTTTGAAAAAGCAACTGAAACTCAAAAACAAAACTTAACAGACCAAGTAGAACTAGCTAAACAAAAAGATGAATTAGCAGAAAAAGAATTACAGATAACAATGCAACTATTATCTTTACCTTTTGAAAAATTTGTAGATAAAACTGGACAAATGCAAACTCTTAAATCGGAAGGAAGTTATACTAATAGCTTTTTTAATAAAAGAAATGCATTCTTACAACAAGATTCATCTAAAAACTATATTGAAGGACAGGGTAAAGAGTCATTAGCTAGGTCTAATCAAATGAATGATTTTTTCAAGTCGCAAGGAATGGAAGAGTATGGTATAAGCGATAATGAAAAACAAGAAAGAATGTTAACTGCTCAACAAACTGCACTTCAAAATTTAAATGATGAATTTATATTAAGAGAAAAAATTAATGGGCAGCTAAAGCTACAGAATGATATATCTACACGATTAACAGAAGGGTTAGCAAATGACATGGCAGGAGCTTTAGTTGAAGTTGCGAAAGGCACAAAAACAATGAAAGAAGCTTTTGGTCAAATGGCAATTTCTATATTAGCAGATATAACAAAAATGATAATTAGACAACTTATATTAAATGCCCTTATGGCCATGGTAGGAATGGTTAATCCAGGAGCTGCAGCAGCACTAACTTCGATGCCGGGCTTAGCAACTGGTGGAGCAAGACAAGGTGGAATTATGTCTCCAGGAGCTGGAGGGGGATATCGTTCTTATAGAAGTGGTGGAGTAGCAGATGGACCAGAAGCTGGGTATCCTGCAACACTACATGGAACAGAAGCAGTTGTACCATTAGGAAACGATAAATCTATACCTGTAAAAATGTTAAGTGCTGGTGGCGGTACAAATAATGTTACTGTTAACGTTAGCATGTCAGACGGTGGTGCAACACAAGATATAAAAACAGAAGGAGAGAAAGCAAAAGCATTTGGAGCAAGTATCTCAGCGGCGGTGCAACAAGAGATTGTTAAACAGCAAAGGACAGGAGGCCTGTTAAATAGTTACTAATGGCAATAGGATTTAATGTAGGCGGAAGCCTGGGGCAAGCAGTCCCGGATAAAGGATTTACTAGAAAAACCACTCCTAGAGTTTTTAAAGCTGACTTTGGTGATGGATATTCTCAAAGAGTAGGAAACGGTATAAATGTACTAAATGAATCATTTAGTATAAATTTTGCAAATAGAACAAAAGCAGATATAGACCAGATAACAAACTTTTTAGAAACTAAAGCAGGTGTTACATCTTTTAATTTTGTATATTCAGAAAGCGGAGGAGAGACAACAATTAAAGTACTATGTCCTGATTGGAGTCAATCTTGGGCATATGATGATTATTATAATTTATCAATGAAATTAGAGAGAGTTTACGAGTAATGTCTATAATTGCAACAGTACAAACTTTAACACCAGGTGCTATAGTACATATGTTTGAGATTGAAAAAGCAGATGGAACTTATGTGTATTTCAGTGGACATAACAATGCAGATGCAAGTGCAATACAAATGTATGACTATACTACAAATACTCAATTAAATACTTATAATACTTTGCCTATAGTTGCCGATGGATTTGAAAAAAATCAATCAGGAGCCATAGCAAGACCAAGATTAAGAGTATCTTCTGCTACAGACAGTACAAATGCTACAGTAAGTTTTAAAGAAGCAATAGGTGGAGATTACACTAAATTATTAGGTAAAAAAATAGTTCGTAGAGCAACTCTTGTTAAATATATTGTAGGCGGAGCAAGTGCAACAAGTTCAGGAGAGACTCCTGTAGAATTTAATAGAGAAGTATTTGTTATAGATAAAATATCAAGTGAAGACAGAGAAAGCATTGAATTTGAACTAAACTCTGCTTTTGATATGGACGGAGTAATGCTACCAAAAAGAACTATTGTAGGAAATGGGTGTGCTTGGGAATATCAAGGTGCAAGTCCTACTAGAAAAGAAAGTCAAAAAATAGGTGGATGTAGTTGGCACTCTCATGGGTTATATAGACCTGAAATAACAAATTCAGGAACAAGTACAGGAACACAATTTACTGCATTTGTAAATGTAGATGACCATTATATACTTCCAAATACTTCAGTAACAAGTTGGGATAGTTTAGGAGGAAGTTCAAATATTACAACAAATACTTTATATTCATATAATCAAACAGCAACAAGATTAGATTCAAATGGAAACTATACAAATGCTTCTGTAAAAAGTTATTGGCAAGCAAGAGTTACTGGAACTAAAACTTCAAAAGGAACTCCTTCTGAAAGTAATAGTAATTTTGTAAGAGCTTGTGTATATGATGATTATAGTTCAAGTACTACTTACTATGCGTATACGGATGAAAAATTTAATAATTATGTTAGAAAAACACAAACAATTACAGCACCAACTACAGTAGGACTACCTACTAGCCCTAGTAATGGTACTACTGCTCATAACTATGGAATGACTTGGACTTATGTAAGTGCAAATACAGCATGGGAAGCTACAGGATATAGTATTTGGCAAACAAAAATTACTAATGCAGGAAACACTCCTAACTTTGGAGACTTCTGGAAAAGAGGAGATATTTGTGGAAAAAGATTATCTTCTTGCAATCGTAGATTCAATGCAACTCCAATTAGTACTTCAAGTGCTACTTCAAATCCAAAAGCAGATAATGATAATACTAGCGTACTACCATTTGGAGCTTTCCCAGGAAGTTCGAGGTTTGACTAATGTTAGATAGTATTTATAAAGCAGCAGAGCAAGCAGCCCCTGAAGAAATGTGTGGTTTAATTATAGAAAAAAATGGAAATGAAGAATTTATAAATTGTGAAAATTTTGCCGAGAATAAATTAAATGAGTTTAAAATTGACCCAAAAACTTTTGTAAAGTATCAACTCATTTCGAATATAAAATATGTAGTCCATAGTCACTACGACTCAAAATGTGAACCAAGTGAGCATGACAAAAAGTGTTGCAAGAGAATGGGCGTACCTTATATGATAGTATCGTACCCAAAAAAGGAGATGTGTATATATGACCCACGTTAAGTTAATGGGAGAGTTAGGAGAAAAGTTTGGAACAGATTGGGTATCTGCGGATAATAACATGCGTGATATTTTTAAACTTATAGAAGCACAATGTGATGGTTTTGCAGAAGAAATGGCTCGTATGCTACAAAAAGATAATATCGGATTAGAAATAGTACATGGAAAAGATTTACTGATTGAAACAGAAGATGATATTGCAGATATGTTTTTACCTGTAATAAAAGACACAGTATATATAACCCCCATACCAGCAGGTTCTGGTTTTGGAGACGTATTTAAAATAGTACTAGGAGTAGTAATTGCTATATTTGCACCTGCGCTCATAGCAACATTAGGTTCTTTTTTAGCCTGTAGTACTGCATTTGGTGGATTAGGTTTATTTTTAAAAGCTTCTAAAAAACTCTTAATAGTATATCCTACGTTCTTTCTATCTTGACCAAAATCACCTTGCATCCAATGACCAACAAGGAGGTAACAGAATGATTCTTTTATTTCAGATAAATCTAATTTAGCTTTACCATGATTAAAGTACTTACTAAGGTCTACTCCTTCAAATATAATATCAATTGGAACATCTAATTGTATTTTTTTTACCACTTTATTTGTACTCTTTTCCCTTTGTTCGTAAGTGGTCTGCCTAAATGTATTGACTGAATGAGTACTAGAAGTTAGAATAAGGTCCATTCTATTGCAACCTTCTATCCAAGATTGATCTACTAAAGTGGTTTCCATACCTGCAGTAACACCTATATTGTATGTACCAACCTTTTGAAATTCATTGGGTACTGATATTTGTATCCAAATGTCTGGTTGTACTTCTACCTTATCTATTATTCTTGAGCTTATTTCTTTCTCTTTATGGTCTTTTAAGTATCCGAATCTAGTATTACCCCATCTTTGTGATAGTATTTTAACATCGTACTTGTCCAGATTAATTAAAGCTCTAATTAAATCTCTCGATCTAGCTCCATACCCACTGTAAGTATCAGCTGGTGCGCTAACAACTATTGTGTTTCTATTCATTTTAATACCCTGTTAATTTATGTTTAATATAAAGTGGCTTTTTTGGTTGAACCTCTATTAGCTCGAATAAACCTCTAGGTTCAAAATCATCTAATGTTTGGTTAATACCGTTTACTATACCTTCTGTCATACTTTTAGAAGTAAAACTAGCTTCTTCTGACAGAGCCCATTCTCTTCCTTTCATTCCTTTTGCATTTCTTTCTTTAGCATTTAAGTTATAAGCTTCTAATAGAGCGGTTGCAATATCTTCTGGGTTGCATCTGTCATCATAGATGTAAGGTGTAGCAGGTGATCCTTGTAAACTAATATTATTAGGAAAAACAGGAATAGCCCATTCGCCATGTTTTTTATATGTTCCTCTATGGTTAGAAGGTATTTCAGGAGAAGGAGTAAACCATTCACCTTTGTCATCTTCAAATCTCATTTGATCTTGCATACCTCCTGTTGTGTTTGCTATAATCATAGTACCTGACATCATTGCTTCTGTTAATGATAATCCCCATCCTTCGTTAGATGACATCAACATATTTACATCTGCAGCGTTGTATAGCAGATTCATTTGTTGAGGTGACAGTTTATCATTAGAGAAATAAACATTTACGTACTCTGGGTCACATAATGCATCTTTTACTGCTCTTAAGTCTGTTCCGTTAGGGTCTGAAGGAGCTGTATGCATTACTAAAGCACATTTCTTAGCTTTCTCTTTCCCAATCATATCACAAAAGTGTCTAAATGCTAAAATAGTATCAGCAGGTCGTTTTCTATGTATGTTTCTAGAGTTAAAGAATACTACAAACTCATAGTCATTGTTGTTAAACAGTTGCTTCTTAAACCCTTTAAATTCATCATACTTACTATGTCCTTCTCTAATAGGAAAGAATATATCAGAATTAATACCATGAGGTACGTATTCTATAATTTTGTCATTAGCTTTTTCTCCTAGTACTATGTTGTTAATATTTTTCGTTTGTTTGGATATAGCCATCAACGTGTCTACTGAATCATAGTAGTTTTCATTGTACTTAGGAGCAGGATAGTCGTCCCATATGTTTAACCATACAATTGGTATTTGAGATCTTATCTCTCTCTCCATTTCAAACAACCATAACCAGTATCTTGGATCAGTGAAAATAAATATAGCGTCTGGTTTATACTTTGTTAGTAAAGTACGTATTGTTTGAACATCACCGTACCCATTATTAGGTATGACTGTTACACTGGAATCCTCAAGCTTATTTTGTTTATTAATATCTTCTGATAAGTCTAAAACCTTACCCTTTTCCGGATGGTTTATAGCTGCACCTAAATTTACCCAATTGTAATGGTGAGCAGTTCCTAATACTACTTCCCTTGCCATAGTTGCAATACCAGAGTGCATCCTAATATCGTCACATAAAAGAAGAATAGGTTTTCTATTTTCTTTTTTGACATAACTAATATTTTTATTCATCTAATTTAAGATTATGTTGTTTGTGTATTTTATCCCTAAAGGTCTTATCTGTAATATAGAGAAAAATTGCTCGATCTGCAAGCTTTTTGAAAGAAAAATTTTCTTGTAATGCAGCTAACTTAAATTTTGTATAAAGAGGTTGGGTAATTTTTACCGACGTGAGTTTTTCGTCTTTTATCATAACTTATTATATATGTATATATTTATAT